AAATTAAATGAAGCAAAACAAAATCGAACTAATTTCAGGAAAGCTTGTTAATTTTCAACTAATTAAATAATGAAAAGTCCGTTTCACGCTGAACCAATACACATTTTTGTTTATATTTGCCTCTTCATTCCTTTCAAAGTTTTCAATACATTCTATTGCTTGGTCGATTAAACTCTGCAATTCGCCAGATGATAGACGCCAAATTATATTATCATCATTTTTATATTTTTTTCTGAATTCTTTTAATTCCATCTTAATTATCTTTAATCTGATTTAATATTATTTATTTCCATAAAATTCAATTTCACCGATGTCTGTCCAATTATTGGTATGACCGTTAAGATTAGTTGATTTGCCGGAGACTTCAAGTAAGATTGAGGAACCATAGAAATTAAGGTAAATATTATTCCAAAGAGAATCACCAACATCACCTTCATAAATTAAATCGGAGAAATTATAAAATTTAATATGATTTGTATATCCTTGATCTCCTTTGAAAAGATTAAAACGAATTTTTTTAATCGAAACAATATGAGGGAAATAAAACATTGCATAATGAGGATAACCCGGGACAGCCCAACGTCCACGTGTTCTTTTACCGTTTTCAAAAGCTAATACACCATCAATCATTTTATCACCAGTAAGATCACTAACAGCAATAGTATCAACGCGAACAGAATCAACAATAATTTTATTTAAGCTAACAAAATGATTATTATTTTTTAGTGAATCAATTTGAAATAATAAATTATTTATGGTTTGATTAAGAAGATTAATTTTAGCTTTATCATCCCTACAATCATCGGAACATTTGAAAAAAAGTAAAAATGTAGAAAATAAAAGAAAAAACAAATAAAATTTTTTAGTTCTTGAATAATGTATCATAATAATCAAATGGATTATGTTTCTTTTTTTTATAATTTTTTTTTCTAAAAGAACCGGCAAACTTACAAGTAGAAAAATGAGAAATATGTCTTTTATGATTATAAAGACGCCGAAGACCATTTTTAAGATCATAAAGTTCGACTTCATTCAAACTATTGGCATCAACAGGAATTAATTTACCATTAGAAGTATTAAGGAAATAAATTTCGGCATTACATTTTTTACAACGTGCCATAGCTCACCTTCTATTTATTTACGGTTTCATAAAATTTTAATACATCGATGAATTTAATTTCGGAATAATGAGAATTAAGAGAATTTTTTTTGATGTAATCAGTGAGGATAGAAATAAGAACCAAAGGTTTATATCTGCGAAGTAAAAGAGAAACCATATAATAAATAAATAATTTCATAGAATTATCAATTATCAAGCTCATAACCAATAATGTTGATAATGTCATTAATATGTTCAACAATATTTATTTGTCCGGACCAAACAATATGAAAATGTTCTTCTGCAATTGTCAGGCGTCTTTTAGATGGTGGTAGACCGGGATTTTTGATTTCAAATAAATAATTGCGTCTTTTATAACCAACCAATAAATCCGGGCACCCATTACCAACGCCACTAAGATCGCAAAAGGTAATACCAGGAAGCCTTTTAAGAAATATTTCAATGTCTTTTTGATTGAGATCCTTCTTTTTTTTCTTTATCATAAGGAATTAATTTATAAATGACATTAGGCTGAATATCTTTAAGAGTTTTTAGTAATTCATAACCTTCATAATAAGGTAAAGGTTTAGAAATAATAATGTTTTTATTATTTATTTGTTTAACTATGATAAACATAATGCATAGAGTTAAGAATAATTATTTTATCATTTAACACAATAGTCAAATAAATTAATCAGATTGTATAGCGATATCACCATTCCAAGTTCCACCAGCACCATCTTTAAGAGCAATTTTCAATCTCTTATTGGTTTCATCAAACCAAAAAGCAAAAGAATCCTTATCTAAATTATCTAACATAGGAGCAGAAGTATTCATACCAATAATCATATCATCGGCAATAGATTTAAGATGAGGAGCAAAGAAGGAAGTAACTTTACCGGTATCTAATTCCTCAATAACATGAGGTTGAATAGAATTATCGGTAACTCTAAAATCTACTGAACGATAGGAAATAGACGAAGCAGTAAATAAATTGCCAATATTTAAAATGGGGTGGTCGGCATCGGGTAAATGACCTTGAGAATATACTAATTGAGGAATTTTTATAACAACATTTTTAGCAGTATACATTCCGGCACCACCAGCAAGAAAATTTCTAATACCAGTTGCATAAAAACGAACATTATCAGGTGGTTCAAAACCAACTTTATAATGTGTAGAAGGTGCTTCAATATCAAGTCCATTAAATAAATTAGCTTCAAGCCAGATGCAACCACGCCAAGGACTTGTTGAATTACTTACATCACCTTCAGGACCGCCACTAAAAGTAAGTCCGCCATGAAAAAAACCACCTAAATTAGCCAGAGCTTCGAGTCCAGCAAAACTACATCTATCAACATTAAAAGTAATATGACTTTCAAATGAAGCAGTTAAATTTGACAGAGCTAATAATTTCCAAGGATATTTACCGGGAGCTGCTTCAAAAGTTATTTTGTCCCAAACACCGAATCCATCATCAAACGGACCGTAATTAAAATCTTGGGAATCCACAGAGAAATAAAAAGAACTATCCAAACCACCCATAAAACAACCATCCGTACATTGATAAACCACACCATTATCATTACGAATAGGATCATCTTTGCCATTTCTTAAATATTCGTAATAACCATTAGGATCGGGATTACCAGAGGATTTATTAACATAAGTAAGTGGAGTAATTAATCTGATTCTGCCATTTGTAAAACCATCGGAACTAAAATCAGGATAAGTTCCGGGATGGACAAAAATAATAGCATGAGCACCTTTTAAATCTTTTGGTAAACGATCAATGGCTACTTGAGGAGTTTTAAGAGCAGTATCCCAAGTTAAACCATCATTGATGTCATCACCAAGCTCACCATCAACCATAATACGAAAAGTCATAAGATCAGGATTATCCCAAACCGGAATAAGCATAGAAAAAGGATAAGTAACAATATCTTTACCAGATTTAATTTTATTATGATCTAAAAAATTCTTAACTCTACGCATTTTATAATCTCCATTATTATTTGATTAATACACGAATATATTCACCAGCTGCAGAAACGGAATCCAGAGCAAAACCAACTTTGCTTAAAACTTCCGCAGTGGTAGGCGGTGAACTAAAAGCAATAGGGAAAACAGAATCGCCGTTAGCATAGAGAGAATCGCCAACATTTATAGCCGCACCGGATTTAACAAGAGCAACGCCATAAGACATAACAGGCATTTCTTCGCCGTCATCCGTATCGGCATTACAAACACCGACACAGAAATAAGGACTATTTTGTGTATTAACAGAACTACCGGTATTATCTACAAAAGTACCTTTTTTAACTTCAGCGCCGGATTGATTATTAACCGAAATAATAAGCGCCGGATTTTCAGTTTTCATAAAAATATCTCCTTATTTTTCTTTTTTATCAGATTTAATAATTTTATTAGATTTATCAGAATCATCAGATGAAGGCATAGAAGCTTCCGTTGCTGTTGATTTATTCAAGTCACTAACCTTAACAGGAGTTAAATAAGAATTAAGAACTTTACCATCAGCAACGGGAAGCGAAACCTTAGAACCAGGCATAAAAACTTTACCTTTATAATAAACGGGTTCATTAACAATATATTGCATAATAAAATCTCCTTAATTATAAATTAGTATCATTGATTAGAAAACCAGCTTCAACACCTACAATTTTAGCAGTGAATATATCTGTATTACGAATTAAAGAAACCTTAGCTTTCTCATCATAAGTATCGACAAGAGGATAATTCCTTTTTTGTAAAGTATAACCGAAAGCAGGTTCATAATAAGTTCTATCGACATTAGACTTAGAAGTAGGAACATAAGCAAGAATAACATTATCAGAATAAACGTCAATAAAATTACCAGCATCATCGGAATAAACGGCATCAGCAACATACAACTGTTCGAAATCGAGTAATTGTCTTAACAATTCTGGAGTTACAACTGCATGTTGAGTATATTTAATTCTATCAGTAACAGCCGGATGATTTTTAAGAGCATTATAAGAAGATGGACCTAAAACAATGACATTAGGACGTTTAACAATTTGACTTCTTACGGCTTCCCGGGCAGTATCAAAAATTAAATAGGGGTTACTAGTAGGTTCATCGAACTTATCAGCAGGTGACAGCGTCATTTTATTAGAATCGGGAAAAGTCGATAAATCTTGAACTAAATCAGCAACCAATTTTTCATGACGAAGGTTAATTCCTTCAGAAGTAACATAAGTTGCATGGACCTTAAGCGGGAAAATATCTTCCTCAATTTCCCTATAATCCATAGGATATTCAAGATCATGTTCAGTTAAAACATAGTCAATAGTATTTCTACCTTCAGGTGAAATACGATTAGAAGTTGCGCGGATAGCACGTTCAGTATCGTAAACGCGAAAAGCTTCTTTTCCGAACTGAGGAATTTTTCCACCTTCCTTTTCCACCGGGACGACAGGATACAACTTTTTTCCAATGAAAGAAGCATTGGAATAACCACGAGCGAGGTTAGTTAAAACAGGATCAACAATTCTTTTGTCTTTTAATGTACCCATTATAAATATATCTCCTTCTTATTTCGAATAAATAATTTTATTTATAGCATCCGAATAACTAATATTATCGGAATTAACTAATTTCATAGCTTCTTTATGAATTAACTCGGATTGTTTATCAAGAGTAAAATTTTTAAAATCATCGGAATCTGAATTAATAATATTTTTATCATCAACAGCATAATCATCAAAAGTAATTATTTTAGGGAAAGCATCAACAAATGAAGTAAACAATAAGAAATAATCATCGAGTTCTTTTTGAGAGAAATTATTTTTTTTAAAGAAATTAATAAGATTTAGAATTTTATCTTTAAGGACAGGAGTTAAAGTTCCGTATGCTAATTTTTCATTAAGATATAACTCAAATTCATTAACTCTAATAGTAAAAGATAACTCACTAATTCTTTGTTGAGCATCTTTAATATCTTGGTCGTTTGAGGCGAAATTATTGTTCTAAATAAAATTATTAAATGTATTTTTTAATTCATTAAGAGAATCTTGCACAGCGGTAAAATCTACTTGTTTAGATTTACCCGGATCAGATAAATTATTATCAGAATTAACTTTACTATTATCAGAATTAACAGAATTGAAATCTTGAGAATTTATTTTTGAATTTTTATTTGGAATAAAAGCAGAATTATCTTTATCAGAAACATCATCAGAAACATTATCATTGGAATCATCCTTTAAATTATCATCCTCAGATGAAAATTTATTAGAATCATCATTATTAATATCATCTTCAGCATTAGGTAAAAGAGTTGAAAAATCATTATTAGCAAACTCAAAAGAATCAGAATCAGCCGAAAACTTTATATCGGCCAAACCTTTAACAGCTGGAGCCTTTCCACCTAAAAAACCAACATGAACTAATTTACCTTCATTATCGAGTGAAATACTTCTTTTCTTATAAACACCTTTTTTAAGTAACTCAACAAATTCAGGTAATAAATCTTTAGCCTTAGCATAAAGCTTATTCCCAACACGTTTAACAGATTCAACCCAACCAAAAGCCGGAGAGTTATTCTTATGATGACCGATAACAATCGGAGCTTCATGTTCTTTGGGATTATAAGATTTAACAATATTATCTAAATCTGCTTCAGTGTAGGTTTTAGTGGTTCCATTTGAAGAAGTATGAGTTCCAGTCTTAAAAATTTCGAAAAACATAATTAAATTTCCTTATTTATTAAAAAAGAAAAGTAAATTTATTGATAAAATAAAATAATTTGATTATAATAGCAAGAAATATTATTACTTTTTCATAGTTTATAAAGAAATTTATTTATCATTTCAAAAAAACCTCAAAAAAATAAATGAAAAGGAGAGAAAAATGGATAGTAAAAAATTAAATTTAGTTACAAACGTCATAGGATTTTTATTATTCATACTTGAGCCGGTAAGAGCTTATTTAATGAATAATGATTTCAACGTATGGAATTTTATATTAACAGTACTAACCGCAGTAGTAGCGTACTTCTCGAATAAACCATCAGGGGAACAATAGAAAAAAAGACGAAACGAAAATAATAGGGAAAAATTAAAATGGCTGAAAAAACAAGAAAACCCGGAAGGCCAAGAAAAAAAATTCCCAAGAAATTAATTGAAGAATACATAAAAATAGGTCTGCCAATAAGAAAAATAGCAGGACTAATAAATGTAGATGAAAAAACGATTCGAAATAATTTTTCCGCAGAATTAAAAAAAAGGAAACATAAAAAAATAATAGAGTTGTATGAAAAAAAGGAAAAACTTAAGCAAGCACAATGGGAAAGTGCGATAATGGATAAAAATACAACTATGATGATTTGGTTGGGAAGGAATTATTTAGGACAAAAAGAAAAAATAGAAAATAAAGAGCAATACAAAATCGAATTGATTGTTAAGGATTTGAAAGACAATAAAGGGAATGGAAAGGAAAATTAAAATTGAATTAAGTTATCATGAAAAGCAGCAAAAATTTTTTTTCAAAAGTAAAGCACGTTATAAAATTATAGCAAAAGGAAGAAGATTTGGATTAACAAAAGGATTTGCAAACTATGTAATTGAAAACATGATAAAAAAAGTATCACCGGTACTATGGATAGATACAATTTACGGAAA